ACGTTGGCCTGCACGAAGCTCCACACCGCCATAATTGCCGGCAGCAGCGTGTTGTTCCAGAAGTCGCTGAGCGCCTGGATCGCCAGTGGGAGATTCGTCTGCAACCAGGCCCACAGCTCCTGGATGACCGGCAGGATAGTCGCCCACGCGTTTTCCAGCGCCGTGCGGATGCCCAGGAAATCCCCCTCCCAGGCTGCCCGCAGCGCCGCGACCACGGCCACCAGCAGCACGAATGTCGCAATCACCGGGGCGGCTGCGGCGATCACGCTCATAATCGCCGGAATGACCACGCTCGCAATCGCCCCGCCCAGTACGATCAGCACATCGTTCAGGCTCACATTCTCCGCAATCCACGCCCCCACCGTCGCCGCAATCGGCGCGACCCACGCGCTGAACGCCTGCACGCCGCTCACAATCGCCCCGATCCCGTCGGTGATGGCTGCGGCCGTCTCCGGCGGTAGGAATTGGCCCAGGATGATCTTGAACGCGGTCAACGGCTCGACCCCCACGGAGAGCATCCACTGGAAATCGCCGAACGCGCCCACGACCTTATCAATCGTCGGGATGATCGACCCCTGCAGCAGCGTCAAAAACCCGCCCAACGCGCCGTTCACCAGCGGCAGCGCCACCACCCCCACCTTCTGGAGCATATCCTGCCACGTCGCGCCGAGGATGCGCTGCTGATTCGCCAGCCCATCAGAGGTACGCGCGAAATCGCCCTGCGCCAGGCTCGACTGTTCCAGGATCAGCGCAAAGCGCGCCTGCGTCATCGCCGCCTGGTCCACCTCCTTAGTGGTCTTCGCCAGCCCCATCTCCACGGCCTGGGCGCGCACCGCCGCGTCGGTGAGATTGATACCGAGCGCCCGCAGCGGCTCGGTTTCTCCCACCAGGCCAGAACGGAGCTTCTCTAGCACGTCCGTCGGGTCAAGATTGTTGAAGCTGGCGAGGTCGGCGGAGAGCTGCACCAGGTCCGTGCTCATCTGCGCGCTTGCGCCCTGCCCAATCCCCATCGTCCGAAACAAATTGCCGAACGTCCCCGCCGCCGCCAGCGCGTCCCGTTGCGCGATGCCCATCGAGGCCGCCGTCGTCGCGCTGAACTGCTCGACCACGCCGGCCGAGTCGCCAAAAACCACCTGCACCTTGCTCAGGCTCTCCTCGAAATCCGACGCCGCGTTGATCGCCTGGGGGCCAACTGCGACCAGTCCCGCAACCAGCGCGCCGCCGACGATACCGGCGGCGCCCAGGGCTATTTTTCCGATAGACTGCAACCCCGGCAGCAGCGCTTTTCCCACCACCGCCGCCGCCGATAACCCGGCCTGGGCGACATGTCCTAATGCCCCGCCCAGTTGCCCCAGTCCGGCCAGCGCGCCGCCGGCCGCTTTCCCCAAGCCGGAGACCACCGTACCGATGCCCTGGATCGCCGGCGCGAGCCGTTGCCCCAGCCGCCCCATTAGCGTCGCCGCGCCGAGGCCGAAGTTCGTCAGCGTCTGCCGCGCCGGCGCGAGCGCCGTGCCGATGCGCGCGCCAATCCCGGCGACGGCCGTGCCAATGCCCTCGCGCAGCGCCATACCGGCGCGCCCGGCCACGCGACCAAGTGCGCTCACCAGCGGAATACGATTGGCTAATCCGGCCAGGCTGGCCCCGGCTTGACTGACCAATTGCCCGACGCCGCTAAACGCCTGGCGTAGACCCGCGCCGGCCTGGGCAAAATGCTGCTGCGCGTTCCCGAAGTTGGTTTTTGCCGCGTTGAGAAACTGCCGCGTTTGCTGCTCGGACTTCTCTAAGCCCTTGCTAAACCCGCGCGTCTCCGTCGTCAGACTGACGACCAAACTAGCCAGCGTCGCCATCCGTGAACCTCCCATAGCCCGCCGCCGCCATCATCTGCGCAAATGCGCGCGTTTGCTCTGGCGTCTGTTTTTTTCCCTGGGCGGTAAAACGCGGCATAAACTCCTCCGGTGTGAATGCCTTGCGGCGCTTCTTCGCATCCCGATGCACGTTTGCCTCCGTCGCAGCGATGATGCCCGCGCGTAGATCGGCGCGCTCTTCGCCCCACGGCTCCACGCGATAGTACGCCTCCCACTCGGCCAGTTCCCGCGCGCTGATGTGCGCCAGGCCCCAGGCCACGCTCGGCCAGTGCAGGCTCAACGCCAGGCGGAACACGAAGCGCCGCCCGGCGTTCTCCCTCAGTTTTTTTCCAGTTCCGCTACGTCCGCCGGCGAGAGACCGGAGAGCTGCTGCGCCACCTCAAACAGCCGCTGCAGCACCGTGGCGCTCTTAGCCCCTAGCCGCTCCACGTCGCCCTTCTGGAACAGCCGCTGCCCGTGCTCGTCCACCACGCAGCAGGCGACCACGCGCGCGCGCAACCCCGTCACATCGCCCACACCCTTGCCGTCCTTCGTCAGCACGCTCTGCTCGATGGCGTCGCGCTCCGTGCCCGTCATTCCCCGCATCAGCACCTCGCCGCCCCACTCCGGCACCGCGACGCGCTGCGTCGGCAGATCGGGCGCTTGCAGAATCATATCCCGTGTCAGTAAGCCGCTCATCTCGCCTCCTACACCAGCAGCCCGGTCGGGGCGCCGGTCAATTTGAGGGTTACACTCGCGCCGAGTTTGTCATCCACCGGCGCGCTCGGCTCGAAAGCCGTCACCAATGCCGCAAATGCCCACTCCGTCGAACTCGTGTCCGGCCAGGTTATGGTGAAATTTGTCACGGCGCGCGTCGTCAGCGCGTACAGCAGCGATCCCGCCGCGTCGCCTACCTGCGTAGTCTCCGTGGGCAAGAAATTGAGATCGGCGGTAATTTCCCCGCCATCCAGCAACCCACCCACAAATTCCTTCCACGCATCCGGGCTTTCGTGATGCGTGATCTCAATCGGGTCCAGACTCAAGCCTGGCCCGCTGAGGCTATTCACCTCGGCAATCGCCTGAAAGGCCTCGGGCGTACCGCCGTCCCCGATGCTCAACAGCGTTCCGTATGCCGCCATCCCCTCACTCATGGTCCCCTCCTACGATCTCAAGCCGCCGGAGAGTATGTCACTCGGCGCGCCGGTCAATTTGAGGGTTACACTCGCGCCGAGTTTGTCATCCACCGGCGCGCTCGGCTCGAAAGCCGTCACCAACGCATCAAACGACCAGGCCGTGCTATCCGGCCAGGTCAATGTAAATGCGGCCGCCGCCCGGCTGATCATCGTATACAGCAGCGATCCCGACGCGTTGGCCGTGTGGGTCGTGGCGGTGGGGATAAAATTCACATCCAGGGTGATTTCCCCCGCGTCGAGCAACCCGCCCACGAACTCCTTCCACGCATCCGGGCTTTCGTGATGCGTGATCTCAATCGGGTCCAGACTCAAGCCTGGCCCGCTGAGGCTATTCACCTCGGCGATTGCGCTTCCCTCAATCGCCAGAATCGTTCCGTAAGCCGCTATCCCATCGCTCATACTACCTCCCTATACCAGATAATCACATCGAGCCGCCCCGTCGGGCGGACAAACGTATCCGCCCACTCGTGGCGCTCACTGTCGATGAAGAGCGCCTGCAACTCCGTCGTCCCCACCGTGCCCTTGTACCCCGTCAACGCCGCGCGCACGGCGCGCACCAGCGCGTGCAGCGCGTCATAGGTCTCCGCCTGCGCCGTGAGCTGCATCCGCGCGCGGATCAGGCCAATGTCGCCCTGGTCGTGCGTATACTGCCCGGGCGCGCTGATGAGCTGGTAAGCCAGCGCCGGCGTCACTATATCCTGCGGAATTAACACCGGATAGACCCGGTTGCCGCACCGCGCGTACACCGCCGGCGCGCTCGTGAGCAGCGTCCACAAATCCGCTTCCAGGCTCATTCGCACAACTCCAAAATCACCGCGTTGAGCACCGCGCCCACCGTGCGCACTGCCCGGCTATCCTCGCCCTGCGCCGTCGCATCCCACGCCGGCCGCAAAAACGGCTGCGCGCTCATCCCCGGATGACTCGCCCCGGCGACCAGCCGCAGCTCGCCCTCGATCTCCAACCGGAGCGGCCCCGGGATTCCGTGCGGCCCGGCGCCAAACTCAATGAATTTCCAATACCACTTATCATCGGGCGGCCCCACGTGGACCGTCGTATAGTTCGCGCCGGCCTTCTCCACCTCCGCCGCGATGCGCGGCGTGGGGGCCAACGGCGCGGCCGCATCCGCGATCTGCTCCGCCCCGGCCAGCGTCGCCCGCGTCAGCGCCTTGCCGACATCCGCGTCGAGCGCCTTCAGCTTGCGCAGCAGCGCCTCACCGCCTTTGATCTGCACACTACCCACCGGGGAGCACCTCCGTACACAACAACTGCACCTCGCGGCGGCGTTCATCCACGCGTACCACACTGCGCACGTTGTACAAACGCTCTGCATGCACCGCGCGCATTTCCGGGCGATAGTCCAGCGTCCCCGGCCAGCGCAGCACAATGCGCGTCGTCAACTCGGCCCCGGCCATCGCCTGCTCGTTGAACTCCCGCCCGCGCAGCGGCTCCACCGCCGCCCACGCCGTCAGATAGTCCGTCCAGGTGATCACCTCCTCGCCAAATGTGTTCTGCGTGACCACTTTATCCTGGATTGTCACCCGCTGCCGCAACCGTCCCGCGCGCATCAGTAGTCCTCCATTGTCACTCTGCGGTTCCCCGCTGTCATTCCGAGGTCCTCCGAGGAATCTCTACCACCCAAAAACCCGATAGGTCTGCAGCAGATACTCAAACGCCAGCGGCGTCGTCGCCAGCACCCGCGTATCCGTCACCGCCTCGCGGTTCTCGTACAGATGCCCTACCAGGAGCAGCAGCGCCTGGCGGATCGCCGTGGGGACATCCGCGCCGGCGTCGCCATACCCGGCCGTGAACGCGATCTGCACGCCGTTCACGGCGGCCAGGGTATCGCTCGGCCAGGCCGACGCGCTGGGCAGCGCGATCC